GCGACCAGAAGCTGTACGCGAACGTGCGGATGCGGTTCATCCGGTCGGGGCGGTAAGACCGCCCACACGTTGGCTTGACTTGAAGGCCCGGGGGACTACACTCCCGGGCCTTTTTTCGTGGAGGGCACAGACATGTGGGTGAGTAGCGACGGCATCAACGCAGGAAAAGTCCAACCCGTGGCGAGAGTCGCGTTGCGGTTCATGAACGACGGGCGATCCAAGGAGGGGGCGTTTGTCCTGGAGCCCTTTTATCGCTGCGAGGTGTGGACGTGCCGGCGCAAGTGGGGGGTTGGCCCGAAGGAGTGGGCATGGCGCCCGGTGTCGCGACTCCGCCACGAGAGGGTGGGGAATGTCGTTATTGACATGGTGATGCGCTTTGGGAACTCCCCCACATGTGCGCACACCCAGGGTCAAGGCATCACCGAGATGGCCCAAAGCCTCCAGCGTGAGAACAAATTCCTCGACCTGAATGTCCATCAGGTGGGGGACACTCTTGTCTACGCACAGCTGAACTTTGTGGTGTAGAATTCCCCATGGTCGTTACGGCGCTGCATCTGGAGAAGGCGCAAGCCAAGCCTGCACGTTGCCAGACCTGCCCGGGCTATGCCTGGGGGACTCACGGTTACATGGCGAAGCCCGACGGGAAGTCCGACCTCGGGGTGCTCCTCGTCACTGAGGCATTGTCGGATGTTGATGCTGAGCATGGCAAGCCCTTTCAGGGGCGGGCCGGCTTGGCACTAGACCAGATGCTCCAGCGGGGAGATCTCCGCCGGGAGCAGTTTCTCATCGACAGCACGTTGAGGTGTGTGCCGCCCCGAGGGGAGAAAGGGGTGTTGCTGTATGGGCGTGACGAGGTCGCGGCCTGCGGGCATCACCTCGACGCCACTATCGCCCTGCACCGGCCCCGGGTGATTGTCCCCCTGGGGGAGGCCGCCCTTCGCCGAGTGCTGGGGCTCGACTATCTCCCCAAGGGGGAGAAGTTCCTGACGCGTCGTGGCTACCCCGAGTGGAGCATCCGCTACAACGCGTGGGTGGTGCCGACCTTCGCCCCGAGTTGGCTGATGTCGGGGCAGCGGCATCTGACACCGGTCTTTCTGGCGGATCTCCGCAAGGCGATGAGGATTGCGAAGGAGGGGTTCGCCCCCCTGCACGCCCGCCTCATCAGCGACCCGTCGCTGGACACGGTGGAGCGATTCGTTGGCGACTTCGAGCGAGCGCTCGCCGCTGGCGAGGATGTCTCCTTGGCCTATGACATCGAAACCCCCTACAAGGCGGACGCAGACGATGAAGGCAGTCTGGAAATCGACGACCCTACCTACATCATCCTCCGGATTGGCTTCGCCTGGAGAGACACCGAAGCTTTGTCGCTGGCTTGGGAGCCTCACTACCTGCCGTATATCGGTCGGTTGCTCTCCAGCCATGCCCGGAAGCTCACCTGGAATGGGCGGTATGACGCCCCCAGAGTGGCCCGGGCAGGTTTTCCTGCCGCGGGGGAAGAACACGACCTGATGTGGGCGTTCCACATCCTGGAGTCGGACAAGCCGAAGGGGTTGGGGTTTGTTGCCTCCTACCTACTCCATGAAGTCCCCCGGTGGAAGCACCTCGCGAACAACGAGCCGGGGAAATACAACGCCCTCGACGCCTTGGTGACCAAGCGCCTGGAGGGCGCCATCATCCCGGCGCTGAAGGCGACCGAACAATGGTCGGTGTTTGATCGACACATTGTGAAGCTCGACCGGATTCTGGACGCGATGTCGAAACGGGGGGTCAGGCAGAATGCGACCGCCCGCGTGGAGTTCGCACGGAGGTTTGCTGCCGAGCTGGATGTCATCACCGCCAAGATGGCGGCGGCGATCCCGCCTGCGGCTCGCCGTCAGAAGGTCTACAAGACGAAACCGAAGGACACGACCACCGGGGAGTTCATCACCCGGGAGGTGGTGAAGGCGCTGCCAGTGTGCAGCAGCTGTGGACTGGAAAAACCGAAGAAGGACCATTTCAAGCTCTACAAGAAGAAGGTCAACCCCTGCGCCGGGGCGGAAGTCGTGGCGTCGATGAGACCCAAGCAAGAGTGGGTCCGCTTGGAACCCTTCGTCCCGAGTAACGACCAACTGAAGCGGTACCTGGAGTTCAAGGGCCACCAGGCGATCATCGACCGGGGGTCCAGGGCCCCGACGTTTAATCTCTTGGCGCTGAAGAAGTTGTGGGCGAAGTACGACACCGATCCGGTGTACCCGCTGGTGGCGGAGTATCGGGAGGTGGAGACCATCCTAGCACGGTATCTGGGGTGGCCCGTGCAGGTTGCGACGGGAGAGTGGGGAGTGCAGGGGGGTATGCCTGTCGGACACGATGGGCGGATTCACACCACCTTCCTTCATAACCCGTCGACGCTGCGCCTCTCATCGCAGGCCCCGAACCTCCAGAACATGCCGCGAGGCGGGAAGAGTGAGGTCCAGAGCAGTGTCAAGAAACTCATCGTGGCTGACCCCGGAGAGGAACTCTTCGAGCTTGACTACAAGGCGATTGAGGCTGTCCTCGTGGGTTACCTGGCGAGGTCGGCGCGGTATGTTCGCCTGGCGAAACTTGGCGTCCACGACTTCCTCAACGCTCACATTCTCATCCGGGAAGGGAAGATCAGCGCAGAGTCCCGACCAGAGTTGGCGTGGAGTGACGCCGACCTCAAGGCACTCTTCAAAGACCTGAAGACACACTTCGACCACGAGCGGAATATCGCCAAGAGGATCGTGCACCTCAGCAATTACGGAGGGACCCCTCATCGCATCCGGGAGTCGAACCCGGAGTTGTTTCCGACGATCCGCCATGCGGCATCCCTACAGGGCCTCTACTTTGAGGTGTGTCCCGAGATCCGGCGCTGGCAGCAGGAGAGTGTGGAAAGGGCCGACAACGGCGCCCAGATGCGCAATGCCTTCAACTACGTCCATCACTTTTTCCATGTGAAGGAGTGGTTCAGGCATGACGGGCGATGGGAGTGGAAGTGGGGAGAGGACGCCAAGGCGGTGCTCGCCTTCCAACCACAGAGTCTCGCCGCGGCTATCATCAAGGAGGCGATGATTAGGATCGACGAGGCGGGGTATGGGGACTATCTCCTCCTGCAGGTGCATGACTCCCTGCTGGGGCGCGCACCGAAGACGCAGGTCGATGAGGTGCAGGCCACCATTCAGCGCATCATGGAAGAGCCAGTTCCCCAACTGCCGATGTCGGTGCTGGGGGACGAGGGCTATCTGCAAATCGAAGTCGAAGGGAAGAGAGGGACCGTATGGGGAGAGATGAAGTGAGGCCTGGGGTGGCACCCGCAGCGGCGCCGGAGCAGGACACTGCGGCGGAGATCCGCGCCATCATTGCGAAGTCGAAGTCCACAGTGATTTCCAACTTCAGCCCGGCGGATGCTGACACTCGCTACGGGGGGTTGTTTGAGACGCTCGGCACACGTCGGGGATATATCTTCAACGCCACCGATCGGTGGGCGACAGTCGACAACTACTGGACGCCGAAGCTGACCCTCGGGAAGATCGACCTCGACACCGTCGACGATGACGATGACGACGATGACCCGTTTGCGAAGCTAGCGGAGGCGGTCGCCGCTAGTGCTGCCGAGCAAGCAGCAATGCTGGACCTCGCGAAGAAAGACCTCCACAACCCCACCCAGTGGCTGGTGAACAAGCTGGAGCTGTTGGGGTTTAAGGTCTTGGCGGCAGGGGTGCCGGGGCCACCACGCTATCCCAGTTCAGATCTCCTTCTGGAGACTCCTGGTGCGCTGATCGCCTTCAACCGTACGGGGGACTCCCTTAGTGTCGCCCTGCTGGCGGACAACCTCAAACGCCTCGACGAGGTGCATGGGAACCTTCGGGTGGCGTTCCCGGAGAAGGCTCGCCCGGCGATTGTCGCCGCTGATGGTACCCCCCGCTGCACGGTGTCGTTCTGGAGCTACGGGCAGCATGGGCCGGATGTCACGCCGCGGAATCTGGAGGTCGTGGACTGGGAGAAGTCGCGATTCAACTACCCGGTCGAGACCCAGAAGGCGCTGGAGAACCTGATGGCGTGGCAGCCGGCTCGTTCCGGGCAACTCCTCCTGTGGCATGGGCCTCCCGGCACCGGCAAGACCTGGGGAATCCGCGCCCTGGCGTGGGCGTGGAGGGAGTGGTGTACCGTGCACTACGTGATGGACACGGCGAACCTCCTGTCAGGTCCCCCGGCCTACACCAAGGCGTTGTTTCTCCACACTGACCGGGGGAGAAAGGAAGGTAAGGCGCAGCCCAAGTGGCGACTGGTTGTGCTGGAGGACGCTGGGGAGTTGATCTCCCAGGATGCGCGGGAACAGGCCGGGCAGGGACTCTCCCGACTCCTGAACATCGCCGACGGGTTGCTCGGGCAGGGCAGCCGCACTGTGATGCTGATCACGACGAATGAGAACATCGACGCTCTGCACCCGGCGATCAAACGCCCGGGAAGGTGCCACGCGAATGTCAACTTCCCGACGTTCGGCACCCGCGAGGCGAACACCTGGTTTCAGGCGAGTGGGGTGGACTACACCACGGCTCGTCCCATGACCTTGGCAGAGATGTTCGAGCAGCGGGATAGCCGCCTCCAGCAGGTGGAGGTGGGCAAGGTGAAGGAGAAAGCGATGGGGTTCAAGTGAGCGCACTGAGGATTGGAGTCGATGTCGATGGGGTCCTGGCGCAGTTCACCCGCGCCTACGCCCAGCTCATCAAGACCCGAACCATGAAGGTCATCCCGGAGGATGCCCATACGTGGAACTGGGCGCGCGCTCACGGCATCACCAAGCAGGAGGAGGACGACGCGTGGAAGTGGATCAAGGCGAATGGCTGGTGGTGGGGGACCTTTGACCCGTACGACACGGCGGAACTTGCGCCGCTGCTTCGGGCGTGGGAACACGCAACGGACCTCTATTTCATCACCTCCCGGCCGGGGGCAGGAGTACAGCGCACCACAGCGTTGTGGATTCGGGAGCACTTCGCTGTGGGGAACCCCCATGTGCTGATCGCCCAACGCCCGTCCGACAAGGCGGATATCGTGACGGGGCTGGGGTTGACCCACTTCGTCGACGACAAGGCGGAGACTGTCGTGGAGGTGATGGATGCCTATCCGCGTTGCGCTACGCGACTCCTCACCCGGCCGTGGAATGAAGAGGCCGGACAACTCGGTAACTGGCGTATTGCTCGCCTGAATGAACTAGTAGAAATTGAGGTGCCCGCATGATATGCTACCTGCAAATCCTGCGGACAGACGGCTTGGCGAAGGAAACACGCTTTAATGACTTCCCCCTCGCGGTTGCCGTGGCCCGCACTTACCTCGATGACCTGGAGTTCATCGAGACCCTAAAGGTGGTGGATGATGACCGACGACTCTTGTGGGCCTGGGAACGAGGCGGTGGCGAGCGAACCACAACAGCTAACGCTGCCGTTTGAGGCGCCGGCGACACCCGCCACGGCGATGGTTCGTGTGGAGGTGCAGCCCCTGGGGCCGTTTGTGCACTACTTCCCGGCAGGCCTCAGCAGCGAGGAGATCATCCGCCTCACTGCGACGCTCACCCAGTGGAAGTACACGACGAAGGTTGTGGAAGTGGCGCCGGTGGAGGAGAGGGCATGACCACACGGGAGTTTGATGTCACGCGCCAGGAGCTGCTTGACTACGCCGAGGGGGTGCAGATCGCCAAGCGCCCGGGCTACACCATCGGCGACACTGACGTGCTGAGGAACTTCAAGGCGGTGGGAGAGAGGGTGGGGATTACCCCCGGGCAGGTGTTGGCCGTCTACATGCTGAAGCATGTCGATGCTGTGACGGCTATTCTCTGCAAGCCGGATCTCCCCGTAGCGGAGGCCCCGCTGGGGAGGTTTGCGGACCTGATTAATTACGCGCAGCTGGGGTTTGCGCTGCACAAGGAGAGCGAGGGGTTTGAAGTTGAAGGACCTTACGCTGAAGACGACGTCTGCGGGTGTGTTGACTGTATCTGCGCGCCAGACGCTACTGGTTACCCTGGTGAAGGCTGAGGCGGATCGAGAGGCGCTGTTCGCCGCCTTGAACGGCGCGGCTTCGCTACAGGAGTCTCAGCCACGATCATACCCCTTGGAATGAAGGTGACGCCGCGCAGGCCCCCGTCTTGGTCCTCCTCCTGCGCGATCGTCACCCCGACAGGGTCGGACAGCACAACAAGCCCGTAGGTGGTGAACCTCACGGGCTTGTGGTGTTTTTGGCGGAGTTCATCAGCGGTGAAGGCGCCGTCGGGAGAGTGGGCGTCATCCCACACAATGGCGAAGAGAGGAAGGCTTGGCATGGAAGGAAAGTTGTTCGCAGCGTTGGCGTTGCTGATCGTACTCACCGGAGGGATGGTGATTGCACAACCCAAGCGCTCCTGGCAGTATGAGTGTTACAACACCGTGGAGGAGATGGTGCGTAAGTTGAACCGCCTCAACGCGGTGGACCTCCACTTGATGTCGGTGCCGTCGGAACGCAACTTCATGGGCCTCATGGGGAGCCCGTATTGCGTGGTGTGGCGATGATACTCACCTGCGCTCACCACCACCTCCCCACGGCATCCCGCGGCGTCCCACATGCCAGTGTGCACAGAAAGCACATTCATACGTGTGATACCGCGTCTCTAGGTCCTCGCACTGCAGACGCCGGAGGAGGCTGCGCAGGTGTGCTGCCGCAGCGCCGGCTGACTTATGCCGATGCTTGTCCTTGCAAGAGCGGGCGTAGGAAGGTGGGCGCTTGAAGCGCGGACTCGACCTGGCCCGGGGGATCACAGCTCCACGACCTCTTGCACCCAGCTCCGGGGGATGGTGATGGAGTCGGTGCCACGACCTGCGGCGTTGAAAGTCTGGAGGAGTGTGAGGTGGGTGCGGGTTTTCTTCACCAGGAAGCCCACGGAATAGCACTCGACGGGGGTCTCCTCAGCGTAGACCTCAAGAGGCTTCCACCCACCCGCACACCACGCGTCATGCCAGATGACTTTCACAACAGGGCCGATTTTCGTCATCCCCGGTACTCCTTGCCCTCGGCGGCGAAGCGGCCGTTGATCACCACTGGGGTGTAGAGAGTGAAGTCACCATTGGAGAAGAGATACCCGTAGGCGAAGCCCTGCGCCCACCGGTTGGGTGAGCGCTCGTTGTACCCGGGGTCCTTGGTGCAGAGGCACCCCACGGCCGTGCCGGTCTTGGGGAGTTCCGCGTCCAGCGCAGACGTCTTGGTGTAGGTCTGAGAGGTGTGAAAATGTCCGAAGATGATGTTCGTCTCATAGTTCGAGACCGCAGCTTTCGCTACGTTATCCGTATTGCGGAGAGTGTCGCCATGCATTACGGCCAGCTTCCCAAGCTGACTTACGCGCCCCTGGTCGACGACATCCCACTTCGCGTCGAGTCCGAGGAGACGCTCGACATTGACCAGGCCTTCGAGCGCCGGGTCAGTATCCACAAGGTCCTGAAGCCAGTCCTCGTGGTTCCCAATGTGGTAGCGAAGCGTTGGTCGGCCGCGGTGGGGCCGTATTACGACCGACTCAATTGGGAGAATGACTTCACGCCGAGTCTCCTCAACATCATGAAGCAGCTTGAGGCCCTCGGTTTTCCCCGGTTTACGCGCGTTGTGATGCGAGATAGCGCCACAATCTAGGACATCGCCGCCAAGGACGAAGTGGTGGGGTTTGAAGTCGGAGGCAAAGGCGAGGACCGCCTGCCAGGCCCGGTCGTCGTGCAAGGGGCGCTTCTTGCCTTCCTCCCGTTCGTAGCCACGGTGAAGATCAAACGCCGCGATGAACCGCTCCATGTAGGGGGAGTCTCCTTTGGGACTCCATTATATAGTGGATGGCGAATTTCTAGTCGCGAATTTTCGCCATCACCTTGGCGGTCATCTCCTCCACGACATCCGGGAGGGGGCGCGCGCCGACGGCGTGCTGGTCCAGTTCAGCGTCGATGGATTTCTTCTCCTGCCACGACGGAGAGGCGTTGATCACCCCGAGGATGGCGTCGGTGGTATCCCACCGGGCGTCGCTTTTGCGAAGTTCCCGCATGGCCTCCACGGCGGCGCCGATCCAGGTCCGACCGGCGCTAGCGCTCTGCGCCTTCTTCAGCAGGGCCATCTTGATGGTGGCGTCGGGTCCGAGTGCGGCGAGATGCGGGATGGTGGGGACTTCCACGGCGCCGCCAGAGGCGGTGGGGAGCATCGACGGCGGGGGGACCCCCTCCCGGGGAATGTCCGTCGCCAGCGCCCGCTTGACGGTGGCCATCACTCGCTGGTTGCGGAAGACCTTTGCCAGCCAGGCGTCGTTGAGCTTCGTGGGGAGGACACTCAGGTCCGGCTGACCGTCGGGCATGTAGATGTCGCGGGGGAGTTCCTCACCCCCGATGACCCGCTCCCGGAGGTCGCTCTCGGCTTGCTCGCCGCGGGCGCGGCCCTCGGCGTAGGTGCGCGCCACGGCCCTCGCGGCATTGCGCTCGCGGTTGACGTTGTGGACAACCGAGCCGAAGAGCAGCCGGGGGACAATGCCCGAGTCGAGGCCGGACTCTTCCAGCTGTTCCCGGGCGCCGGCCGTGACCTGCGAGAAGGGGGGAAGGCTCCCGATAGCGTTCACCGCGTGACCCACGACCTTCTCCCCGGCGCTCGCCGTGGGCGGCACAATGCGTCGGCCAGTGGCAAAGTCGGTGTTGGCGGCGATTTCAAACGGCATCACCATCGCCGGATTGACGAGGCCCACCCAGAACTGCCGAGCCTGTGCCGCCATATCCTCGGCGATGTCGGCGGTGTCGCTCTTGCCCTTGATGTAGTCAGCCAGGCGGTTGAGACTCCCGGCGGCGCCGACCGAGCGCGCAGTGATGTTGGCGGGAGTCGGGAAGCCGATGTAGGTGAGATCCCACTCCTGGCGCTTTTCATCCCACCCGGTGGGGACCAGGATGTGGAACTGCTCGCGCTCCCAGGTGGCGAGGTCGTTTTCCGCGTCGGGGAAGAAAGTCTGGTTCCACATCACCCCAGCCGCAGCGAAGGGGGCGATCCGCGCCCAGCGGTGGGCGGCGTCACGATTTGGTGTGAGATTCCCCGTGTCGGTCAGCCGCAGTGGCGCATAACTCTCAAACGACTTCTTGGTGAAAGTCCAGAAGGGAACGAAGATCGAGCGCAGCCAGCGGGCTTCCCACGGGGTGAGGTCGTTGTAGTCGTAAATGGCGTTGAGGACGACCTTCCCGGCCTGGGCGTCGGTCAACCCCTTGCTCACTTCGTGATTGAACCGCGCGATGCGGTTGATGCCTTCGGTGAAGTCACGTACCGAGTTGTAGAAGGCATTCATGCGCGTGAACTTCGTCTGGACGTCGTTCACGACATCCACAGTGAGGTCGCGAGCCGGCGACTGCGCCCGGCCAGGGAGGTTGGTGAGAGTCCGCAGGCGCGGGTCAGCCAACACCTGCTGACTCACATCAGCGGCGGCAGAGCGGATGCCAATGTTGGCGGTCTCCGCGCGGGAGGCGAAGTCCCACAGATTCTGGCGAGGACCGGCACTCCCCGGCCGGTCGAAGCTGAAAGCCTTCATGCCACTGGCAGCGATGCCCTTCGGCATGTCGCGCAGGCCGAGGGTCAGCCACTCCTGGTAGGGCGTCGAGGCGAAGTTGTTAGAGGTGTCGCCGAGGACGTTGTTGGCGAAGTAGCCCCCCAGGGTCGAGCGGATGAGGTAGCCCTTCTCGAAATTGGTAACGGCGCGGCTGATCCGTTCCCACGGCTGCGGGGCGGCGAAGCGCACGGTCAGTTCATCGGCCACCGGCTCCGGCAGCACATAGATCGAGTTGACATTCTGCGGATCGAACTGGAATTTCTTGTAGCCTGCAGGCACCGTCATCGCCGCAGGCTGAAGACCCTTGCCGTAATTCGGGTCGTACACCTGCGCGAGGTTGTCGATGAGGGTGATCTTCGCCGACTCGATGTGGTGCTGTACGAGGCGGGCGCCGACGGTCTTCGCGTAGTCGTTCCAGGTCTGCTTAATGGAGCCGGTGGTCGTGGAACGGCCCTCCGACCGGAACTGCGAGAAGCGCTTCTTCGCCTTGGCCCAGCGGCCCGTGGCGCCCCCGGGGGTGGTCTGCGCCTCACTCGCGAAGTCGAGGACAATGTCGGGGAGGTAGGTGTCGTCGGCGAGGATCGACGCGGGTTGCTTGCCTTGCTGGACCTCGATCTGCGCGATGGCCTTCATCGCCGCGAGGTGGCGGTCCATGGCTTCCTGCACCTGCGCTGCCCAAGGCTTCGACTTCAGGTCAGCAATCAGGCCGTTGAGGACGTTTTCAGTTTCCTGAACCGTCGCCCCCATGAGGTAGGTCTTGTTCTGGGTACCGGCAGCCAGGGCCCGCCGCTCCAGCGCCAGGTTCCGGCGCAGGCGAATGATCTCGAAGAAGGCCTTGTACTGCTCGGCGCTCTCCAGCGGGGAGAGGATGTGGCGCAGAGTCTCGCCGGACTTCTGGGCGCCGGCGTAGAAGTCGTCGTGGAGTTTGCTGATGGCCCGCACAGCGTCGGCAGACTGCACGCCAAGACCGCGCATGCTCCGCGTCAGCTTCGCGAAGGGGACGAAGGCGTCGGCCACGGCGGCCTTCCAGCCGGCCACGACGGCGCCGGGCGTCCGCGCCGGGGGGTCGTTGGCTTCGATCTGCTGGAAGACCTTCTCCCCCATCGCCTTAATGCGGGCGTCGGTGTCGCGGAGGAGGTAGCGCTCATAGACGCCGATCGGCGTGGAGCCGACGAGGGCGCCGGCGAGGGCGCCGTAAAGCGCCGTGCGGCGCTTCTCCTCCGGCGTGGTACCGAGCTGGCTGCCGATGGCGCCGCCAGCGACAGCTCCCACGGCCGTGGAGCCCATCTTCGCGGCAAGGCGTGGATCAACCGCCCCCCGCTCGAAGCCAAGCTTCATGACCGACTCCCGCATGGCAGGGGTGACGGTCACCATCTTGCCCTCGACGGTCGGGGAGGAGAAGTCGCCGCCCATGTAGGAGCCGCCGACAGGGCCGTCAAGCGACAGCTCGCGGATCACGCCCCGGGGGAGACTCGCATTCTGCAGCGACGCCCCGAAGCGCTTCAGGAGCTTGTTGACCCGGTCGGGCACGACGGTGTCGTAGAAGTGGAGGTTGCCCTTTTGGGTTTTCGACAGGGCCTGCTCCACGTCCATGAATCCGCTCTGCGGTGCGTCAGGGTCTGCGTCTGCGGCAAGAATCGGGCGTGCAGCTTCACCAAACACCTCTGGGGTATCACCCGGGTAGTAGGTGTTGACGAGAATCTCCTGCCCCTGTGCGTTTGTGCTATAGACCTTCACCCCGTCGGGAGTGTTTTCCCAGCGCATGGCGATGCCCGGAGGCGCCCCGTAGCGCGCCGCCTGCTCCCGTCCCCCAGTGAAAAACACCCCATCGTAGCCTTCCTCCGCCGCCAGGCGGATGATCCGCTTCAGGGCGAAGTTCTGCCAGTCCATGCCGCCCGGGGCGGTGGAGAAGGGAGCGTCGACGACAGGATGACCTGCGTGACCCTCGCGACTAGGGTCCCAGTCACCAGCCTGTTGCCGCAGCTTCGCGCCTTCGAGTGTAGCGATGGGTTCGCCAGTGCCGCGCCGCCGCCGCAGCTCCTGCTGCAGGTCGGACTGGATCTCCTCCACGACGAGGACCTTGCGCCCACTGGGGAGGATGCGGTCGGTGGTGCGGATGTGCAGCAGAGGGGCAGCGTTGTTTCGCCCAATAGCATCATTCACCGCTGCAGTAAACTCTGGAGAGTCAAACATCGCATCGGCGGAAACTCCCCGCATCTCGGGCTCAAGTCCCGAGCGTCCTGGTTCCCAATTGTGCGACTCGAAAAGCCCCTTGTGGCTCGGCAGCGTGGCAATGAACTCCCGGTAATTCTCGTCGCTGGTGCGGTAGCGGCTGTACCCACTCCCACCATAGACAGGAGCGTTCGGGTTTTCAATTGCGCGCTGAAGGTTCCACAACTCGCGCCCAAGGTCATCAGCGATGCCCCACAGCGTCGTCCCGTCAAGACGTGCAGTCGTCTCCAGGCCATCACGCAGGGCTTCTCCTGCAATGACGGTCATGTCCGCGCGCGTTTGTGCCCGCTGCGCACGCTGGAATGCTGACTCCAGCACATGATGCCGTTCGGCGAGTGGAATGCGCTGCACCGACGGAAGAGCGTAGGCGATGTCGTAGAATTCCTGCTTCTTGTTGTAAAGGGTCGTGCCTCCCAGGCGCACCTCCTCCACCTTGATCTCATTCAGGTCGAGGAACTGCTGGACCTCCTCCTGGGTGACCTTCTTCTGGCCGCGCTCGGCGAGCCAGTCGGCGAAGCCGGTCCACTTGATTTCCTCAGGTGAGGCGAGACTCTTCACCCGTGCGGCAAGGGACGCGGCATTGAGGGCCTTCGCGCCGGTCTTGGCGAAGACCGACATTGCGCCACGGGTCAGCCGGGAGTAGAAGCCTGGGATAGGGACGGCTGCGGCCATCGCCAGTTCCTTCTGGTCCTCTGGCGCAGCGGCGTAAGCCGCGGCACTGGCAACACCCCCACCGATCATGTCGGTGAGGAAAGCCCGCGGGCCGCGCTCATCCTCGGCAGCGATCTCCTTGATGTGCTTGATGACCTGGCCCTGGTCGTCAGGGGAGAGGTCGTCAAAGTTCGCGCCGCTACGGCGGTACTCCGCTCGCGCGGCGTCCTCCCACATCTTCGGAGGTGGGGGGCCGTCCACGACAGCGGGAGCCTTGGCCGTGCCCTCAACAGCGACACTGCCGTCGGGGCGACGCAGGGTGGGCTTCGCCGGCGGCTGCGCCGCAGGCGCAGCCTGCACCGTGGTGTCGTCGCCAAAACTGATCTCCCCGACATCCACGACCGCCTTGGGGTCACGCTTCGACTTACGCGCCTTTGGCGTAGCGTCAACGCTGGGGACAGCACCGAGGTTGGCGGCAACTTGTGCCGCCGTGCCATCCATCTCGCCGGCGATCTTCGCCGCCAGGTATTTTGCTGGGAGTTGGGGGCCCATCCGACGGGCGTTTTCTGCACTCTCCATCAGGGCGCGCTGCGCAGCCTCCGCCGGGTCTTCGCCGAACTCTCGCGCCGGCTTCTGCTTCTGGATTGGTGCAGGCGCAGTCTGCGCCATCCCAGGGGCTTGCGCAGGCGTCGCCGCCGCGGCCTTCGACGCAGCGCGCTCCTGCTGGCGCATTGCCGTCGCGACGTCGTCGACGGCCAACTCATAGGGGGTGAGAGCCGCTTCCATCCGCTGGAAGTTGGAGTACGCGTCGGCAATCTCCTGGTGGTAGCCTTCGGGGATAGTCGCGATGTCAGTCGTGACAGCAGCCTTGAGAGCTTTCGCCCGCTCGTAGTCCCCGGCATTGACCGCCGCCTGGAAAGCGCGGAACGACTCGAAGCCTTCCGGGTCGGGGCCTTCGACGATGCGTGGAGTCTCGGTCACCGTCGTGGGCGCCGCCACCCGTGGCTTGCTCCCCGCTGGCTGCGCCACCTCCTGCCCGGTCCACGACTCCCGCATCGGGTCGAAGATCTCGACCGTCGCCCCCGGCTTGGGAACACGACCATTCTTCGTCGGCAGGGCGGCGTCATCAGCCACCCTCACCAGCACCAGACCATCACGGTAGGCCATGCCGGGGCCGACCTTCGCCTTCGCGGCGTCGATGTCGGAGAGGAACTCGAAGTGGGGTTTCTTCCCGCGCTCGGCGAAGGCTCGTAGCTGCGCCTCGGGGAGATAGGCGTAGGAGTAGCCAGCCTCGTGGCGAGTGTAAGGAAGGCGCCCGGTGCGGCGGTACCACGCGGCAGCGAGGGCGCCGGCAGAGCCCGCCATCAGACCGGCCCGGAGCAGGTCATCCTGCTCCGACTCCGGGTCGTCAGGCACAGCGGCGGCCAGGGCCGCCGGCGCCAGGTGCGCGCCGAACTCGAAGTCGGGAGGCACAACTCCCTGAGTCTTCTTCTTCTTCTTGGCCTGAGCTTCCTGAGCCATCGCCTCCAACGCCGCAACCGCACGGTCGTGACGAAGGTCTTCGTCGGTCCTGACCAGTTTCGGCGCAGCGCTCGCCGGCGCGAGGGCCTTCGCCTGGATGTTGTTGGCGATCAGCCGCTGGGCTTCGGCGCCCGTGAGGTCGTTGACTTGCGCAGGGGAATAACCCATCTTGGCGAGCTTGCGGGCCTCGCCGGCATTGGGCTTGCGCTCGGCGTCGAGGTTGATGGTCTCGGCCTGGAGTTGAGCCGGCTCCACAGCCAGTGGCGGCGCTTCAGGCGCAGGCCCGCCAGGAAGGCCCTTCTCCTTGGTGTTGCGGAAGGGTAGGCGGCGCTGCCCCTTCGGGGCCACGACATTGCCCACGACCGGGGGGACCTCTTCAGGAAAGAGCGGTCCCGAGGGAGGCGCCTGAGTCCGCCACACCTCGTCAAAGGGAAGAGGCTGCTGACCAGCCGGGGGCAGGGGGTCAGCGCTCGCAGGCGCAGCCACCGGCTGCGCCTCGTCAAAGCGCAGGGGGAGTTGCTCGCCCACGACAGGGGGAGGTGCCGGCGCAGTCGGAGGCGCAGCCACCCGCTTGCCAAAGAGTGGCAGCTGCCAGGGATCCGGCGGCGTGACGAGATCGCGCGGGGGCATGCCGGGGAGCAGCTGCTGGCCAGACGGCGGCGGCTGCACCCACTCCGGCGGTGCCTTCGACACCTCTCCCCCCTCGAAGGGGAAGGAGTAGTTGCCCACGGCCCGGCCATTCTCCAGCCCCATACGGTGGAACTGTGCGACGGTGGTGTTGAGGTCAGCGCCCTCGGGGAAGGGCACCAGCGTGCGCTCACCCGACTCCAGAAGCAGCTCCAGCTGACGCCCCGTGCCGCTGGCAGCTCCAGGGGCGAGCACCCGCGTGGAGACAACCTTCGAGTTGTTGATTTGAGTGGGGGGCAGTGCGGGAGCAGCCCCAGAGGCGGCTACACCGCCCGAAGCAGCCGGAGTAGCTACCGGCTTGGGCGCCTTGAAGGCAGCGCCAGCGAGGCCCACAGCAGCGCCTGCACCCTCCGACATGGCGTAGATCGGCGCCCAGTTGGGGTCGCTGCGGTCCACCTTCCCGGTGGCAGCATACTGCTGCGCCGCGACTTGCGCATCATTCAGAGCGACGTTGCCACCCACCCCGGTGATGAGGCGCGTCAGCTTCGACGCACCGTAGGCGGGCTGCATGTAGCCCTGGGCAGCGCCGATCACCGCTTCGCCGGCCGCTAGCACGGGGTTGATCTTGCCTGCAGGCGCCGTGCCCGCTGCCTCCGCCTGCGCAATCTGCGCCGCGAGCTGAGTCTCGATGCTCTGGCCCACGCCCTGGACAGCACCAATCACGGCGCTAGGGATGGCCGCGCCCTTGGCAGCAATGTAGGGCGCCGCGCCGCCGGCGAAGATCCCCGCCATGCCTTCGGCTGTGGTGTCGTCCGTCGTGCGCTCAAGGTTGAGCAGCCCACCGGAAGCACCATACGCAAGCCGCTTCAGTGGGTCCACGACCCCGACTTCAGCAGCAAGCGCCGCCTGAGCAGGGAAGCGCATCCCCGCACCCTGCGCCTCAACAAACGCGCTATCCACCTTCGGCGGTGCCGGAGGCGCCGACGGCGCCTTCGCAAACACCGCCCCAGTACGAAGCGGCCCGGTGGAGCGTGTCTGGTCTAGCTGCGGCACAGGAGGCGCAGCCCCAGCCATCACCGCCAGGTCTTCATCGCGGTCGTTCACCCACGCCTTGTAGTCCGGATACTTCGTGGTGACCTGCTCAACCAGCCAATCGTCATCCCACGAGGCGTACTCCGCGTACTTCGCCTTGATCTGCTTGGCGAACTCCTGACGGGTATACTTTGGCATCGGCTACTTGATTCCGGGGGGTGGGGTAAGTCCGAGGAAGTTGCCGGGGCCACCCTGGGGGCGGGGGCCACTCCGCGCCTGAGGACCCCTGGGGGGAGGCGGCGGTGCCTGTGGTGCCACCGGCTGGGGGCCAGCCGCCGGCGGGGCTACCGCCCCGGGCTGTCCTACCTGCCCCTGCATCAGCATCATCGTCAGCATGTCAACCTGGTTGGCGCCGTTCTGATCGTTGAACATGCTCACGCCACCGCGGTAGACCCCCATGTTGTAGTCATTCTCAAGGGCGTCGTAGCCAAGGTTGATGCGGGCCGCAGCAGCACGCGCCTGTTCGAGGATCGCCATCCGGCGCGTGGCGTCGGTCACGCCAAGGCGCTTCCAGGCGGCTTCTGCCGCCGTCTGCGCGATGCGCTCGCGCGACTGCGCCTGGGTGTTGGCCACGCCTTGGCGCGCCATCGCATTGACCTGTGCGATGCGGAGCTTCTCCGACTCCGGCATCATCCAGCGCTCGCCGGCAACGGCAGCGCCTTCCCTCTGCGAGGGGATGACATCCAGCGCCCCCATCCCCGCCATCGGATCCGTCTGCTCGGTGAAGAGCTTCGACACTGGGAAGCGGTTCATCAGGTCCTGCGCTCCGGGGGCCACCAGTTGCCCGCCGAAGTCACGCGACATGGCGGTGCCCACCGCCAAGCCCTGATTGACGTCCGCCCGCTCCTGGCTCAGAGCATCAAGCATCGCCTGGCGATCCATCTCCAGCTGCCGCAGCCCCAGCTCGTTATTCCGCTGGCGCTCAGCGGCGTCACGATCCGACTTCTGCTGCTGGAACTGTGCCCACTGAGACAGCCCCTGCCCGGCGGCCTGCAGTCCCTGTCCCCACGCCAAGTTACCCATTGCCACGCTCCCGCTCAATGGACCCATACGGGGCGCTGTACATCGAAGGCGACATCGCCGTCCCCAACGCCCCCAGCATGATCGCCTGCCGCTGCTGACGGCGCTTTTCCTCGTCCGCCTTCAGCTGCTCCTGGAGGGCGCTGACTGACGCCCCCGCCGTGGCCCCCGCTTGGGGACCATACACCGCCGCGTAGTCGGGGATTGCCATCCGACCCCCGGAAGCAATCTGCCCCTGACGGTCGAGATCCGTCTCCCCGGTGAGCATCGCGTTGTCGCCGAAGAACTTCAGCGTCGAGGGGGAGAAGCCACCCTCAGGGATGCGTAGTCCCCCGCTGATCTGGGGGATAAACGCATTCATCCCCGGGATGCCGCTCGACACCGAGGCGTTGCGCAGCTCCGGCATGATGGCGGCCAGCATCGCTTGATTCTGGCGCCAGCCGACCCGATTCGGCGTCTGCTGCTGCACCTCCAGACCAGTCTGTCCAAGCTGGTCGATTCGCGCCTGCTCGGTGTTGCCCTGCTGGAGGTTCGTCTGACGCTTGTTTTCCGCCAAGGTAGCGTCAAACTGCCGCGACTGTTGCGCGAGCTGCTCTTTGGTGAGCTTCTCCTGACTCCGGCCACCAAGGAACCCGCCAAGGGCGGAAATCCCCGTGCCGATCAGCATTGCCGTGCCTGGATCCACCATTACCGCGCCCCCGGGAACATGCTACCCATCCAGTTGAACATGCCGTTCTGGGCGTTCTGCTGGAGGCCAGCGAGGTTGATGCCGTAGTTCGCACGGCCCATGATCATGTCATTCAGCAGCTGGAGGTAGTTGAGCCCATAGCCCTGGTTGAACTGCCAGTTGCTCTGGTTGAGGCGATCCTGGTCCAGCTTGAGACCGGCGTTAGCAAGTGCCGCCTGGAGCTGCGCCTGGTAGCCAGCCAACCCCTGGGAGTGCTGCTGCCCCATGCCCTGCCCGACGGTGTTGATCGTCTGGAGGTTGTCGTCAAAGTTGGTCTTCGCCGCGTTGATGTCGATCTCGCGATTACCGAGGGTCATCTGAGACGCCGCGGTGTCGTTGAGACGACGCTCATTCGCTGCGGTGACGCCGCCAGGGAGTGTGCCACGCCGCGCGGCGTTCTGCGCCATCTGCTGCTGCATTTGCTCCAGGTAGGAGAGCGTCTCCTCCCGCTGCTTCGCCTTCATCGCTTCCACGACTTCAGGGGAGAGAGAAGTCGGATTCTTCAGCGCCTTCATCAGGGCCGTGTTGTAGCTGTTGGCGAGCGCTGGGTCGATGGGGTTCTTCCACACCGGCATCTGGTTGCTGTTGTTGCTGCCAGAGCCGCCGGAGCCCGTACCCCCAGCCGCCCCGCTTCCACCCCACAGCTGCAGCAGGTCCAGGGCACTGTTCACCGTGCGGCCATTGACACTCGGCTGCCCGGCGAAGCCAACGAACTGCGCCACCTGATCCAGTTCCGCGGGAGTCAACGGCCGCCCGAACCACTGCTGCGCGTGCTGCTGGATGATCGCCGTGGCGTTGGCGGTCGTGTAGGTCTGGATCGGGTCGATGTTGACGCGGTTGTTGGTGCCGTTGGGGGCGGTCAGCGGGGGCGGCGGGGCAGGTGCGGCCGGAGCCGCCGGCTGCTGCTGCACCTGCTGCCACCCCAGCTGGGGGGCATACTGTTGAATCGCCGACTTGGCGGCATCCATCTGCTGCTGGGTGACATTGCCGTTGGTGTAGCCGACATACTCCGCCAGCTGCTGCCACTGCTCGGGCGACAGCTGCTTGCCGTAGGTGGACTGCGTCCACTGCGTCAGGGAATTCTGCGCATCAGGCAAAGCATACTGCTGAGGAACCTGTGCCGCAGCCACAGCCAGCGCCGAATTCCCTGCGATGGAGTTGTTCGACGTGGAGGTAGGCTGGGAGGCCGTGGGCTGGGAGGTGCTGGTCGTGGATGACCCCCCAGCCGTGGCCTTGGTCGTGGAGGTTGTGGGGGCCTTCGCCGGAGCGTTGGCGTAGTCCCCCGTCGCCGCCGGCTGGGAATTGGTGCCAGTCGCAAACTGCCCCTGGTAACCCTGATACCCCTGGGCGGCAGGAATCGTCGTGGTGTAAGGAGAAGTCGCCATTAGCGGAGTGCCTGGTCCATCGCCATTTGATTCGTCAGGTAGGCGAGAATCTGAGAGACATAGTCGCCACCAGCAGCGGAAGCACCCGGCATGGCGTAGCCACCGCTACCGCCGCCAGGTGCCCCCGCTCCGGCCATACTCATCGGCGCGTTCGGGTCGGGATTCTGCTCATCGAGCCACTGCCACCCGCGCTGCCCGCTGGACGCCAACACATCCACAACCCCAACAGGCACGCCACTCTCGAAGTCCGACAACTGCCCGCCGAAGTCGATCTTCGGGTCGGTCGGGTGATCCAGCAGCTTCGCGTTGGGGAATGCCGCCTTGAAGTCAGGGTCGGCCATCGCCTGGCGCACCCCCTCCGGGCTCGACGGATACCGGGAGAAAATCTTCGCCGCGGTGTTCTTCATCGAGGTCGAGGCTTTGAGATCGCCGCCGTAGCCGTCAGTGCGGAAACCCGAGAGCTGCCCGACGTTGCCGTACTGCAGGGCCGCCCGGCGCGCCTGGTCCATGCCCCCAGTTGTGGCCGCTGGCGCCGCTGGCGCACCAGCCGGATTCGCCGCGCCCTGAGGGGCCACCGCCGTGCCGTCAGGTAGGGTACCGCTCCCCCCTGGGTTTACCGTTGCCCCACTCGCAACCGTCGTACCCTTGAAGGCGGGGTTGTTGACACCACCAGGACCGTAGCCACTCTCGGGAGTCCCCATCGGCCCAGCCGGTACCGAGGGCGCTCCCACCCCGCCGGTGGGACTCGCCGCTGTGGGAGACCCCACCGGCTGACTCGACGCCGTGGGGGCGTTAGTTCCCCGCTCATCACCCCCCGGGGCGAGGGCCGAGTCAAGTGCAGCATTCTGCACCATCCCACGCTGACCGGCGCCGTAGTTCGCCGCCATTTGGGAATACCACGCCGGAACATTCCGCAGGTGAGAGTTAGATGCCATTGGAGGTGAGCAGAATGCGGTCTCCATCAAGAACCGCGGCGGAAAGGAACGTCCACTCGGGGGAAGTGCCGGGACCCAAGCACTGGCGCGTGAACCCTGTTTGCGCCAGGAGGAGCCTCCGCTCAAAGGGCGAGAGGATCTCCCCCTCGTCACAAATGTGCAGGAAGGGGTCGCGGTTGAAGGTCGCGAGCCGATCGAAGAAATCCCGGCGCTGGAGCGGAGAGAGACGCTCCAGGCCGGTGCGAGACAGGATCACGGCGAGACCCAGGTCGGTGCAGACATCCCAGACAGTTGCGACCTGCTTGGAGTCCGCCAGTCTGCCACCCACCATGTCAAAGACCGCGACAGCATGGTAGCACAGATGAGGCAGAAATGCAAGATTTCTCTTGACTTCCTCGGGGTTCTGGGTATACGCCCAGACCAGGTCAGGGAGTCGGAGGGCCCGCATTCTCTTGAGGGCGGCGGCGCCGCTTCTCTGCCTCCGCCTTGAGATCCACCAGTTTGTGCAGGTTGGTGGCGGGGCCTCGCTGAGGAAAAGCTTCGTTTGCGTCTATCGCGACTTTCCCAGCAAAGCCGATGATCTTCAACAGGAGGGTCAGCCATCCGGGCTTAGGCATTGGGCTTCTCCGTGAAGATGGCGCCGATCTGGGTAGCGACGAGGACCAGTAGCCCGCCCGCAATCTGGGGTTTCGCCAACTCCTCCCACGACTGCAACCCAGAGACGATGGACCCGAACGCCGCTACGGCAGTAGTGAGAATCACAACATGCTTCGTCTGCATCTACTTCTCCTTCTTCTTTGGGGGTTTCTCGGGGCGTGGATGGTGGGGCCCGCCGTAGCGGAACTTCCAGGCGATCCAGCCGATGCCGGCGAGGATGAGCGCTGTCTCGATCATGGCTGCACCGGCCGCAACACAACGCGCGCCCCGAAGACGCGGCCTTCGAGCGCCCACGGCGCCACAGCGCAGACTGGTGCCGGCTGTGCCGGGTCAGTGGCGTTCCAGACCTGGGCGGCCCACTCCTCGGTCAACCGTCGGTTCGCCAGCGTGTCGATCGTGGCGCTCTGCCCCGCCGTGAGGTCGCGCAGCGCAGCGACCGTGGCGGTGAGGGCCTGGACGTGCGCGAGGAGTTCGTTGAGCTTCGCGCCCACGTCACTGGTCGGCGGCGGGGGCGTGACGGGCAAGCCGCCGCTCGCGTAGACGCCGCAGTTCGAGCGGCCCGGCCGGCAGGCAATGAGGCGGCCGATCGCGTTGGCGGCCGCGGTCGCCGCGGTCTGGTCGATCCAGGCGGGCGCGGGCCGGCCACTCACCGGGCAGTGGTTCCCGATGATGTCGAAGATGGCGACCTGGGACGAGCCCTCGCCGTCGCCGCCGCTGCCGACGTAGTAGGCGATGGCGTCGTGGCTCGGGTCGTTCATGTTGCCGCGCTTGGCGTTGTAGCCCCAGCGGGGATCCTGCGCGCGGAGGGCGTCCACCACGCGGTCCATGAATTCCCAGCCGCCGCACGACGCCAGCAGCGCGCCTGGGTGTGCTTCCGCAACCGCCTCAACCGTGCTGAACCCATTCGGCGCCTGCGCCGCGGCGGGGGCTACCGCCATCCACGCCACCAGCGTGGCAACTGCCGTGACCTTCATCGCGTGTAGTCCTTTCCACTCGCCATCATCTCTGCCAGGCGCTGCGCTCGCTGTCCGACTTGCTTCGCCCACAGCGACTTCAGCATCTGTGTTGCGGCGTCTTCATACCGTCCGTGTTTCACCAGGGTGAGCGTGACCCGAAACCCGAGGAGTCGTGTAATCCCCAGGTTGAAGCACATGTCGATCAACACCCGCTTGCGGATAGAATCGAGCCTGGCGTACCAGTCAAAGTTCTGTGCCAACTCCCGCTCAACAACGGCGAGATCCTCCCAGAAGATGAAATTCCGGGCTGTCTCACTCAAGCCGTTGTCGGTGAGGTTATGACCAATGCCGATAGTGAGCTTCCCCACGGTGTCTTCGTAAGGAAACCGTCGGTTCCCTTCGTGCAATTCCAACTGTTCCTTGATGGTCGGCACTATACCCACCCGAAGAATTTCGCCAATGCCCCAAGCAGCACGTTGACCGCGCCGGTGAAACCCGCCGCCTGCACCGGTGACATCCGCTCCTCAACCTTCGCGAGCCGCTCTTTCAGGTCTTCCGGCACCTGCTCCCTCAACACCAACACCTGGCCGTTCGTGGCTTTTGCCTCCCGTAGAATCTCAACCAACGTCGCCATTACTTCCTTGTGGTGAGCATCAGCCAGGTTCAACCGCGACTCTAGGTATAGCCGGTAACTCGGATCCGATTCAGGCATTCCCCCGCCAACCTCCTTCACTACCGCCATCACTGCACCTCAAACGTGATCGTGAAGTAGACCCAGGTGTTATCGCCGGACGTGGTCGTCCAGTTGGCGACACTGTCGCGGATCAGGGAGACATACGTCCCACTCGGTACCACGGAGGCCCGCACGTCCGTGACCACCGTCCCGGCGTCCTGCGCGTAGTAGGCACGACACCCCGCCTCCGCGTTGGCGGTGAAGCTACCGGGGATGGCGATTCGCAGTTCCGCGGGCGTGGACGACACGTCGGTTTCCTTGAGCGCCACCGTCCACGCCATTGTCTTGCCCACGAGCGTGTAGCGGTTCCTCACCACATCGCCGCTGTCCACCGTCCACGAGCCGGCCGAGGCCGTGAAGTTGCCGCTGCTGTAGCTGACGGTGATCCACTCGCCCATCTTCACACTACGCCCACGCTCGTAATACCCAGACGTGGAGGAAATTGACCCCCCGACACTAACAGCCTGACTCCCGCTGCCGATGGTGCTGATGGGGTCGAGTTCCCGCAGCCCAAGCGAACTCGGCCGGGTGAACAACCGCAAGATGGCGATCAATCCCGGGGTGTTGGTCCGCAGCACGACGTAGTTACTACCCCACGCAACACGCGTCGGCGAGAGGTCACGATACACTGCAGGAGACACCCCGCTCGACAAGGGGTTCTCCAACCCCACCACCTCCCACAGCACATCGTCAGGCTTTGATACCGGAAGGGAATGCGTGATCAGCGTGTCGATGTTGGGCTCGCTTGCTGGGAAAGTCACCCGGACGTATTCAAACCGCCCGTAGGGAGACTGCCGCTGGCGTTCCGACTCCGCTGTGTTCTTCTCCTGCTCTTGCCGGCGCTGGTAGTCGGTTGACGGCATTACTGCTGTCTCCCATCGCGCGTCTCAAACTGGACCGCTGCGCGCACCAGCATCTCGCGGTTCGGCGTGGCTGCCGTGTTGAAGAACTTCAGCTGAATAGCCTTCGCCGAAAACCCACAACGCACACGGGTATTCTCCGTGGTGATTTGCTTGGTGACCTTCGGGGTGGCGGTGTTTTCGTCGCTGTAGATTTCCAGCGTGCCATCCCAACCGCCTTCCACGAAAACAAACTGGAAGCGCTTCATGGTGAAGGGATCCCCAAACGACAACCACTGCGTCGTCCAGGAGAAGTTCGGCACCCCAACGGTGTAGGTGTAGCTCGCCCCGCTTGTGACAGCAACCGGAGTAGACCAATTCAACTGCGTTGCCGTGAACGACGTCAGGGGTCGTTCAGCGACCAGGGTGGTCCCAGTCCAGATGCGGACAATCGGTCCCCCCACCAACGACCCAGTCCCGGTGGTGAAGCTTGCCGACAGGTCAGTAAGGCTAGTGATCGAGCTACTTGCCGCGGTGAATGCCCCGGCGGCGGTTCCGACAAACCCGTCGCGCGTGGCGCTGGTCGACAGCTTGAACACACCCCCGCGCACTTGCAGACCGGCATACAGGGTGGGCTCTCCGCCACGGTCTCCCAGGATTGCCGCACCAAATGCCGCGATCTGCAGCGGATACCAACGACTCGCCTCGAAGCGCTGAAGCTTGTAGTTGAACGGAAGCACAACCGTGTTTTCGCTGCTATTACCGTCCAACGACACCGCCCAGAGGATCAGGTCCTGCACTTCGGCTACGCCACAGGCTACGGTTGTTGCCGCGCTAAACTCCAGCGTCTGCATCGTGTCGGCGAGGAGTTCCTGGCCCAGGAGCGAGAACTCTTCCTCACGCACCAGCGCCGGGCCGCGGTGCGTCCACACGTACAGCATGTTGTTGCCAATCCCCCAGGCGTTGTGGTTTACACACCCCAGCGATCGGTTGAAGTCGCGGATCTCCCAGGTGTTGGGGTCGTCGCCGATGAGCGCATACGTCGCCCGCTCCTTGAAGATGAGCAGGTCGCCGTTGTACGGCACCAGCGCCATGATGCGCTGTCCATCATCGGTGTTCACGACTTCATAGGAGTCGGGGTCGAAACTCTCAGGATCCCCCAGCTTGGAGAAGTACAGATACCGCCCGTCGCTGGTGAACATCCGCGACTTGTGCCACGCGAGGGTGTAGATGTTGGTGGCCGGGGGGTCGTTCTCCGCGGTGTCAGGCCCGGCGATAATCAGCAAGGAGTCGGCGACGTCAGTCGTGGCGGTCGTGGCCGTGTTGTTGGCGATCTCCGCCACCTTGTAGAACTGCGTCATGGTATTGGCATTTCGCAGGTAGAGGTAGCGATGGGTGACCTGACTGTCTGACGACACCGGCACCGACGACCACGCGATGTCCTTGTTGGTGATCGTGAGCTGGCTTGACGTTGGGCCAGCGGAGGACTCGTGGCCGGTGTTGGAGTTGTAGAAGGTGACGCGCGCTTCGTACTTGCCTGAGTGGGCACCGGCTGTTCCAGCATCGGCAATCGTCGGGGCCGTGGATGGGCGGTCAATCCCCCACCGCTCCAGGGTTGTCCCGCGCACCTTCCACATGCCGGAAATCACCCCATTGCTCAGCGTTATGTCGCCGCCAGCGATGTAGAGGATGTTGTTGGCCTGCGCCGCCCCGGGGTAGTCATCGGGCAAACTGCCACTACCAGGGGACAACGTCCCGAGCGAAACAAAAGTATTGTCACTGAGCCGAAGGCGCCCTAGCTCATATGCGCTGGGAGATGTGGCTTTCCGAACGGTGATGAGATACGAAGACCCATAGTAGGAATTCGTGATCGAGTCGAAGTGGCGATACGGGAACAAGCCCCGCAGGGGGCTAGTGATGTCGTAGATGAACTCCCACCCCGGGCGCACGCTCACCACAGCATTGCCTGCACCGTCGCGGGTCAAGGTGCTGTCCTCTGCGGTTCGCGCAGAGTCAGTCGGCCCCGCATCGGCGTAGAAGGTGTTGACAACGCCGTTCGCCCAGCCGGGAATCAACTCCTTCCGGACCTGGCCCATGTTAGTAGGCGCCTCCGGCAGGCGGAGCCTGCGGCATCGGCGCAGGCGCCTGCGGCGCCTGCTGGGGGGCCCCCGCCATCGGACCCATCGGACCGCCACCCCCCTGCCCAAGCATCTGCAGGAGGATCATCAGCTGCTGGGGGTCGCGGATGTCGAGGCCCAACTCAAAGGCGATCTGGACCAGTTCCGGCGGAAAGCCCGGCATAGGGGTGGAGGCCATTTCAGGGGAAGCCGCAACCGGCCCCGCCTGCATAGGGGCCTGACCGACGTCATCTGCCAGGGCCTGATCCATCGCGCGTGCCTGCATGTTGGTGTTCATCGCCGAAATCGCCTCTCATCTTCAAATTCTTCACCACGCAACTGTGCGTGGGCGAGTTCCCGCATCATGTCGTTGCGGCCTGGGATACCGTTTCGTTGTTCTGCGATACGGAGTAACTCACGGACACTCGGCGCTGGAGGACCCATCCGCGGCGGTTGAAGGCTTACCTGCCGCGATGCCGCCAGCCGCGCATCAATCTCCCGCGGATTCCGCATGTAGCTGTCACCAATTCCAAGCTGGCTTGGCAGGGGGAGATCTGACAGCCCTAGAAGCCACGGCTGCGTGGCATGCCGTGTTTCATGCGCCAATATGGCTGCCGTTGCTCGCAGGGGATTAGTCGCTCCCATTCCGTACATCGCATTACTAGCGAAGTCTGGGCTGAAGTTCATGTTCCCAGTAAATGGTTCGTGATACCCCCATGTAACGCTATCCGCAAGTTCGAGGTCCAACCCCAGCTTCCCCTCATTAGCTTTGCGCTGAAGGGCATTCCGGGTACCTTGGTCCAAGAGCATTGTGGCCGTGTCAAACGTCGGCCCCAGACCGGTGTTGATTGGGCGGTTGGGCGGCGGTGCCACAGTTGGCATTTCTTCTTCTAATGCCCGCATCATAGCGAGCTGTTCAGGTGTGGGCTTGATTGGCATCAGGGCATCCACACCGAGGGGCCCCAGTCGCCGCCCCCATCAGTGACCCGGACATACTGCGGTTCGGCTTCAACTCCCTGCGACTCCAGGAACGCCAACCGCATCGCGGTGTCGAGTTCAAACTGCCACTTGGAGAATTCCTGCATTCGTGCCGCCTCTGCCTGGTTGTCGTAGGCGAAGAGCATCATCAGGGCATCCCAGACGAGGACCTTGGCGAAAGGCGGCGGGATGTCGGGGAGGTCGTTGTCAGACGTCAGGGGGCGGGGGCGCCGATAGAAGCGATACTCCACGACATCGGCGGTGCTTGGTGACGCCAGGAGATACAACTGCTGGTAGCTTCGCCCCCACTCGTCGCTGTTGAGGGTCAGGAGGGTAGTGCCCCCGGAGGTTGAGAGGGTGAGGGTGCCCGCCCAGGCCGCCCCTTTGGTGACCCCCAGGACCTTGGAGAAGCTCAAACTGCCCGTCACCGGCGTGGTGCCATTGGGGGTCAGGCTCTCGGTCGTGATGGCGCCGTTGACTACCCCGCGGATGGTGATGGCCTTCCCGACAGTGTTGTCACTCGCGCTGCTGCTGACGATGCGGAGGGTTGTGGCGGCAGTAGGCTGACTAAGCACTGGCGAGCGCCCCCAGAGGGCAAAGGTCGCCCGGTCGCGATCCTGGTTCCAGTCGGCACCCGAGGGCGCCAGCCCCCTGGCCGGCACCTCTCGGAGATACTCCCGCCGCGTCTGGTTGTAGAAGTAGTAGGGGCGGTGGAACTCCGGATGAAGACCATACGTCTGCACGCCGGCCGTGAGGGAGAAAGTCTCCGCCGAATCCCACAGCATAAACGGCCAGAGTTCTTTTGTCAAGCGATTGAAGTGCGCCTGATTCAGCGCATTCTTCACATTCGTGAGGGTCGTGCCTGTGTCGCCGCTTTCGTCAAGCCACGCCAGGACTTCGTCCTGCAGTTCTTTGTAAGTCGTCACTTAGCCAACCCCCAACAGCAGAAGGTAGAATGAGGTGCCACTCGGTGCTGGCGGCTCCGGCGCCACACCATCCCGCACCGTGAAGCGCCGGTTGAACTGCACCACCGCCCGGGTACGATAACCATCCCGCACATAGTGCACGGTGCGGGTGATTCGCGGCTGGGTGATGGTCGCTGCCGGCGGAGCCGATGCGGTGGAGACTGCAAATCGGCGCTGGTGGGTGACCACCACGCGACTGCGGTAGCCGTCGCGCGTGACCCGCACTATCCGCGCAAGGCGTGGTTGGGTGGTGGTCGCTGCCTGCGCCTGTACCGAGACGGCGAATCGCCGCTGGAAGGCCACCACCTGGCGGTAGCGATAGCCATCCCTGACAATCCGCACCACTCGAATAAGGCGTGGCTCGGTGTCGGTCGCGGGGGTTTCAGGCGGGGGCTCGCCCCCGCCGCCACCGCTAAACAGCAGGAGCAAGCTCATAGCTTACAGTCCGACGCCAAGCAACATGCCAGTGGACGGGGGGATATACCGCACGATCAGTTGCCCGTTCGCGCCGCCCCCGCCGACCATGTTGGTGCCCTCGCCCGATCCGCCGCCGCCGCCGCCAGGCGCCGACCCCGCCGCCCCGTTCGCGGCGTTGCCGCCGTTCCCGCCCGCGCCACTCCCCGCAGGATTACCCCCGGGAAAGTTCTGCACGTACACCTGCGTGCTGGTCGTGGACACGCCGGCCGCACCGATCCCGGCGCTCGACCCGCCGTAGCCCCCGATGCCCGCGGCGTTATCGCGCCCCTTCGCGCCGTAGCCGCCGTTGTACTTTCCGCGCCCGGTAGAATTCGCGGCCAACCCTGGCGCCGCGTTGGCGCCAGGCGTGCCCGTGGATTGCGTGCCGCCGTCGCCGCCCTCGGCCACCACCACGGTCGTGCGCCACGTCGTATTGCCGCCGTCGTTGCCCTTGCCCAGCGGCGAGCCGGCATTGCCCGCCACGCCCGTGCCGCCCGTGCCCACCGCGTAGGCGTAGGTTGTGCCCGGTGACACGTCGTCCAGCCCTTCCGCGAACGCCCCGCCCGAGCCGCCGTTGCCGCCGTCCGAGG